GTATGATATCATAATATTAGTTTATGTACATACATTCATGTCGAGAGTTAAACAATTCATTCATGACCATTCAGAATTTAGTCAATCTGACATTCAATCATTCATACATTCAACCCATTCAAGCCAAAAAGTAAAAAAAACAAATTTTGATTTTTTATTTCAATTTTTGCTTTTTTACTACCTTAAAACCTAATAATTATTTTTTTAAGTTTTTAAAATATCCCTTCTTTTGAGTTCCATGTATTAATAATGCGAAGGGATCAGGTTTAAAACAGTGACTATCGTCCTTGTCTATTTCATACGGCTTGCCTATATGCTCTATACCTTTTTTTATTGCTTCGTCTTTTGAATTAACTACAATAGCCCATCTTTTAAAATGTCCCTTATGTATTAAATCATCTCTTAATCCGCCCATTGAAGCAGTTAAGAAAAAATTATCTGGTAAAGATAAATTAGTTCCAAACAAGTGCAGGGACTTAGAATAACAATAAAACTTAAGTTGTGGATTAACTCTAGCTACTTTCAACCATGCTCTTAAATATTCACCCGAAAAGAAATCCCCACTAGAGTGAATTCTTACTTTATCTATATTTTTGGTTATATGTTTTTTAATAGAATTATTTATTAATTCATATGTATTAAAAAAACCATCCCCATAAAATCCCCTATTTAAAGTTTTTTTTATTAAATCTAAATTGTATTTTCTAGCTTTATAAACATTAGGATATTGATTTTCCTGACTAGCGGCATAACATCGAAAAATATTATTTTCGCCATCTTTAATTGAAGTCTTGCCATTAGCATTCATTACTACATAGCTTTTGCATTCATTAGCCATTGGACAAGTTTTGCCAGCTGGTAAATCAAAAATTAAAGTGTTTTTTAATTTTTTATTACCTTTTGACATTTTTAAAAGTTCATTCATGATCTTTAATAAAAAATTGGAAGGTTAAAAGCATTTAAAAAAATACTTTTATTTAAGGATGTTTTAAACATCCCTAAATGAAAGTATTATTTATTATTTATTTTTTTTTTATTTATAAATTCAATACTTCCGTTTTCATAAATAATATATTTTTTAGTTTTTATATAATATTTCATTTTTTTATAATGTAAGGATGTTCATAATATTTATTAAGTTTATCTATCCAATTTAATTCTTTTATTTTTATAGTTGCTATTTTTCTTTGTTGATCATATCGAACATTAAAAGAGCTTATATTAAGCTCTTTAAATTGTTGTTTGTTAATAGCTTTTAAACTGGTAGATTCTAAAAAGTCTCTATTATTGTTTAAATCTTCAATAATAGCTTTTTTGCTTTTGTAGTCTCTACCATAAGCTGGTAATAATGTTAAATACATTCGCTTAACTCCTCATTAGATAAAATGTAAGATTTTAATTCAATTAAAGAGTGAAGCTCTTTAGTTGATGTTGAGATCGCTTTTTGATTCTCTTGTAGTTCGTGATTAGTTCGACATTCTGGAAGGTAGTTTTTACAATAGCCGATATTTTCACGCAAATAGAAAACCCTATCATCGATAAGGTTTTCTATAATTTTTATTTGATTATTGTTAAAATTCATTTTTAATAATCCTCAGGAAACATAATACAAGTATTGTTATAATCTGCTTTTGTATATTCTTTTAAATCCATTTTATCTTCTGTTAATCCATAACCTACAGTTTTAATCCATATCTTACGGCCAGTAGATAATTTATAAACTGCTAAAATATCGCCGCCGTTTTCATTCTTTATAGTTTCATTGTTAAATTGTATTGAATCACTCTCTACAATTCCCCAATCTGCAAGAAAATATTTATTTTCAAGAATAAAAAAAACTTCCATAGCGATATTAAAATCACTTTCCATATAGTGAGTTAATGCAATTGAATAATGAATAAAGCCAAAATTTGACTCTTTTAATTTTTTTTGATTTAAAAGTTGATTAACTTCTTGTGGTGTTGTGGTCATAGTAAAAAAATAATATATTTACCTCTAAATGATAGCATTTTTTGTTTAGGTCATAAAGTATTTATTTTGACATTCAATAAAAAAAGACATTCAATTTTTGCATTCAATTTTTGCATTCAATTTTTGCATTCAGTTTATAAGATTAATTTTTTTTATTTTTTTATAAATAAAAAATTTTTTTTTAAAAAAAGTTTTCCACATCCTGGGCGGATAGTTTTCCACAGGTACACTTGTACTATTTATTTATAGGCAAAAAAAATACCCGCTATTTTTAGCGGGTAATTTATTTTAAAATTTTGGCTCTCGAATTTTGAGGGCTTCATGTACTCCGTTTTCTTTGAATGCCTTTTGCCAAAACTTGTAAGTGTGTTTCTCATCGAATACATCATTTAACCAAGTAACCGCACTTCGTCTCATTCCGCATACGTCCCTAGTGTAAGAAACATATAATTTAGTAAGAATTAATCTTAAGCTAAATTCGGGTATTTCTATTACTTCACCATTTAAACAAGTGAATGTAATTGTTGAAGCGTAAGGATTCTCAATTAAGAATCCGCCGCCTTTTGTTTTAGTAACGATTGTTTTAACTCCAGTTTTTAATGTTGACATTTTGAAGACTCCTTTTGTTGTAGTTTTTTAATTGTGAAATTAGCATCGGCTAATTCGTCAGTTAATCGCAAGATTTTTTCTTGCTGTTCTTTTATCTTTTGATAAAGATAATAATCAGGGTTAATGTACATAATTAAATGTCTTTAAGTAGTGAGTTAATGTACTCGGTTCTTGTTTCAAGTTGCGAGTGAATATTATTTGAAATAACAATCGCTTGCCATATCAAAATAAAAAACGATAAGAATAATAAAGTTGATCGCATAATCTGGAAGGGATAAAAAGGAGTTAGTAACTAAACTAACTCCAGATGTAAGTTAATCGTCAAGAACAAACTTGACATATGTATCTATTGAATGGAACCAATCCCAGTGTTCGGATTCGTCCATTGGATGTACTTTTAACCATAGTCTCTTAGACTTTTTCGAGTAGCATTTTTCGTACCTAATACCTTTTTGTATTAAGTCTTTTTCGTACTCTGGATAAATACAAGTGTTACCGATCATATCTAATCCTTAAAGTTTCTCTTGTTAGATAATCCTTAAAGAATAAACAGTTCGGCCAACAAGGATGCTTGTCATTCGTTGCTTCGATAAATTGCATATTTTTTTTAAAATATTCTTTATCGATATAACCTTTTGATAATGCTATATCAAAACATTTTCTAAAGTCATTACATAATTCTAAGTTCATGTAAAGACGCAACTGTTTGAGCTTTGTTGAATCCATAGGAAGGAAGGAAGGATAAATTTTCAAGTTACTTTTTTGATTCTTTGGTTTAGTATTCTCTGGAGTGATGTTTCTAGCTAGCTAGTTTGAATATCAGAGACCTCAAAGTATCAAAAGGTAAAAAATCATATTTTGTACATAGGGAAAAAAGTTTTCGCACGATGTACCAATTATGATAATATACCATGTATATAAATCTACCATAAGAGTGATATTAAAGCAATATATATTAAGTATATTACAAAGTCCACTGAGGATCGATTGTGAGAGGCGATATTTTCTAAGGTACTATTACACCTAAATGATATTACAACGCTATCAGAGAGGCACAGAGAGGCCTTAGAGCGTATATGGGGTGCAGTTGCAAAAAATTTTTTTTATTTGGCCAGGCGGGCAACTTAAATATATATCCGAAATCTTCGTTACTTCGACTCAACTTTAATCGAAAGCTCTGGAGCTTGGATATTAACTGTCTCTACAGATTCACCAATTACTTTGCCAAGGGAGTCTAGGATCTGTGCTGCTGTTTGTAATTGACCTTTTTTAACTGCTTTGTTAAATAAACGCACTCTCATTGCTTGTAAGCGAGGTAACATATTTTCTCTATCTTTATCCCAATCTTCAGTATTCCAATGTTTTACTTTATCCCAATCTTGCCAAGCTGTTGTTTCTGATATACCTTCAATTTTTGAGTGTTCAATTACAAGTTGACGAGTAGTTTGGCCGTCTAATTGGCGTGAATATAAGCGTTGAGCACGTTCTTGAACCTTTTCTGCGGTAGAGCGAGCTACAAATCTAGGTCTACCACGTTTTTTAGTTTGAGCTATTGGAGGTGTAATATCGTTGGGAAAGGTAGAAGAAGCCACGGACTTAATCTGTGAGGGGTTAATAATCGAACTATAACCTAAAAATGCGGATTTAGGCTATAAATAGGGGGTATAGATTGAAATTTCTGTTATTTTTAAGTGTATGGCGGTAAAAAACAAACCAGAAATCAGTTTAAGATACGCACAAGGGGAGGTATTTAATTGTGATAAAAGATTTCGGGTGTTGGTTGCAGGAAGAAGGTTTGGGAAATCATACCTTTCCTGTATTGAACTGCTCAGAGGGGCAATCAATCGACCTGGGGAGACTTATTTTTATTGTGCTCCTACTTATCGGATGGCAAAGGATATTGCGTGGAAAGAGTTAAAGAAATTAGTGCCGAAAGTATGGGTTCAAAGTAAAAATGAAACAGATTTAAGGTTGGAATTGATAAATGGATCAACTATTGAATTAAAGGGTACAGAGAATGCGATGGCATTAAGGGGAAGAAGCCTAGCAGGGGTTGTATTGGATGAAGCAGCCTTTATGGATCGAGATGTATGGGCAGAAGTAATTAGGCCAGCTTTAGCCGATAAACAGGGATGGGCTTTGTTTATTAGTACTCCTGATGGTACTGCGAGTTGGTTTTATGATATGTGGTGTTTTTGTGGTGAGCAGGAATGGGATGATTGGAAAAGATGGAGTTTTACCACGATTGAGGGGGGTAATGTTGCACCAGAGGAAGTCGAAGCAGCTAGGTCACAATTAGATGCAAGAACATTTAGACAAGAATTTGAAGCTAGTTTTGAGAATCTTACTGGTTTAGTCGCTGTTAGCTTTAGTGATGACAATATTGATAAAGAAGTGGAAGACTTACATATGCTTCCTTTGTTATTGGGATTGGATTTTAACGTTGATCCAATGGCAGGAATTTGTGCATATAAACATAACAACAATTTATATGTCTTTGATGAGATCATGCTGACAGGTGGTGCTACTACATGGGACTTTGCTGAAGAAGTAACAAGAAGGTATGGGGTAGATAGAAGGATTATTGCTTGTCCTGACCCTACTGGTAGTGCAAGAAAGACTAGTGGTGTTGGAGTTACAGATCATACGATCCTTAGAAGGTCTGGTTTTACTGTTCTTAGTCCTAAATCACCCTGGAAAATCAGAGATAAGATAACTGCTGTTAATACTGCTTTGCTTGATGCAAATGGAGATCAGAGAACTTTTATTCACCCAAGATGTAAAGAATTGATAAAAGCACTTAGAACTCTTACATATGCACCAAATACTGGACTTCCTAATAAAAACCTAGGAGTTGATCATGCTTTTGATGCTTTTGGCTATCTTTGTCTTCAACAATTTAATTTGGCAAAACCAGAGACATTAGGTCAAACTGCGTTTAGAATATATTAAGAACTAACTAATTCTTATCATGTATCATTCTACAACTAAGAAAAAGAAGAAAAAAAAGAAGGGAGGTAAGAAACGTAGTGAATGTTCCTGTAAATAAAGCGTTATACTCTAGGGTAAAAGCAGAGGCTAAACGTAAATTTAAGGTTTATCCATCTGCTTACGCTAACGCATGGCTTGTACGAGAGTACAAAAAACGTGGTGGTACTTACCGAGTGGAGAAAAAACGTGGCA